TTCATTATGAGAAGTGGCAGAAGTAGTTTGATTAAAAATCTGAGCACGAGGCAAGTCTTCATCATCGAGTGAAGTAGGAGCAACTGGGTAAGAGTACACGGCATAGTCACCGAAATTCGGAACGGCAAAAGCAATATCATCAGCTCCACTAATCCAGATATTGATGGGCACACTAGCAGCAACAGAATCGCTCGCACGGCGCAAAGCAGTAAGAACCTCGACAGTTATAAATCCAGTCATTGTGGGTTCTTTACCTGCAAAGTCAGACTCCTTACCAACCACAACATGCTTCCAAGGAACGTTGGACACATAAGGAACCGTGAAAGAAATCTCCGAAGAAACAGACAAATCTAAAACCCAATTATACGCGTTCTGAAATGTAGAATTAACAGAAGCTCCAGAGCTGATTCCAGCATGATAAGTGATCCTAAGTCGGCCTGTATGGAAAGCGGTCTTTGCAACAGTCAGCCGATAAGTCAAACCCCCACGCCAGAAAGAAAACATTGAAGCCAAATATCCTAAAGTAGTGGGATATACAATGTTTGTTGGATTTCCTACATATTTATTATTAAGTATTCCAGGGGCAACAGGAAACTGATTGAGGATAGCTTCAGGCAGCGCTCCAGAACTCCAAGTAATAGTATCTGTAAAAATGCTAGATTTCTTAGCTATATACGTAATGTCCATTTCGTCAACTTTACTAGAAAATACGCTATCAGAGTAAGTTAATCCATTATCTGGCATCGCAGAAAGTTTGACTGAATTGTCAATTCCGTTAGCATTGGTGTATCCCTTAGCAGGAATTGGCGCAAAAGACTCCAACTTTGCCATATCAGTGGGTTTGTTCCAACCAAAGGTTGAAGCAGCGCCTGAAACAGCTGTTGAAACCCAATCGACAACCCGAGCTGCAGGACCAAATACAGGAACGTCGCTCATTAGACGAGCAGTGGTAGCAACACCGTTAGCAACCTCACTAATAGGTTTAGAAGTGGTAGCTGATTCCTCAGAACCAATCTGGGCACGAGGAAGTGAATCAAGAGTAGGAACAGTAACAGGAGCAGATGTAGGCATAGCAAGATCAATATCTTCAAACCAAGCATAGACGGAATAAGAAGCGCCGCTGCCAGCGGGAATGGAGGAGGAACCGTCCTTAATGAGGTTTAACGGGACAATAAAACATTCACCCATACTACCTCGAGTACTTACTAAATTATAGTGAGACAGTGGAGCACAATAGGGAATTTTTATCTGAGCAGGGGAATTAGAAGCTAGATCGATTTCAACGCCGGGATAACCAGTAACGTTAGGAAAGTAAATATCTGTTCCCGGAGTAAACGAAGTGCCCAGCTTAGCCATAGCCTGACGATTACAGGTTGAATCAAAAGGTGCAAAGAACATCCAATAACGACCACTCATAAATGGAGTAGCGTTTATCAAGAGACGGACACACACATTGGCACGAAAATAGGCAAAATAGTTGAGCTTGTCTACGACATTTGGAGATTTCTGGAGAATAACGTCAGGAAATTTAAACTTAAAACCACCCAATTCAGCGGAAAGAGGAGTACTGATAAATTCGCCTTGCTTAATCAATACAGGACGAGATAAAATGTCTTTAATAGAGTGCATTCTAGATTCATCTCCCATTGATAACCACTGTAAATCTTTAGAAATCATGGGTTTAGAGTATTCCATCAAAGTAGAGTCATCGGCAAAAGTAGTAGTTTGTTGAGTATCCAAGGTATCAGGGGACAGATTTTCGATGTTTGTAGCGACTTCTTGAGTTTACTAACTTGTAAGGCTGAGTCAAGCTTCTTACTTTAAAGCGCCGGATTAATAGCCTGGATTTTGAGTGGCACACATTAATCAATAGAACGAGCAAAAGCCCATTCTCCACTTGCAAAAGCAACCTTCCATCGGGCTTTGCTGCTTGTCTCGTACGGCGAATGAGAACAAGCCCCTGGAGAAGGATTTAAGATGCAGCACACAGACCCTGCATTTTCAGAAGAACTGAAGTCCTGTACTCTGAAAGGGTCATGAGCTGCGGTTGAATTTCGAGCGTACCTCCGGCGGCCCGAAATTGTGGAATCCAACGGTGAAACACCGCGTCTGGGTGGAGACTGAGCTCGAAAGCTGCAGTTTCCATGTTTTCGCATGTTTTTGCCTCTTCATCCATGTCCCCTCGAATCCAGTTCGTCATCTCAAGTACAGTCTCCAAGGAAAGAGGGGCACGGTACATTCCAGCTGGGTCGCGGAGAAACGTTCGCTTAAGAAAGCTGATGTCACTGAGCGACCGAAATGGAATAAGTTCTCCACTTTTGGCTTCATCGGTGTACGTCATCCCAAATTTCGCATAACCGGCGGCAATGGTGACTTGATTAAAAATTCCGATGACGTTATCAGAGATGTTAACAATGTTATCATCGCCGTATGCAATCATTGCAACGTTACGTTGGAATGCTTGCATGTTTTTCAATTCCGGAGGAACAACCAACATCCACACGTAACGCATAGATAGCGAATTATAGATTGAATTAATAATCGCCGTCAAAGGACAACCAGAAGGTTGGGAATGCGTCCAAATATAGACGGAGCTGTCAAAAACATGTACAGAATTGACGATCTCACACCAGAGGACCTCTCGAATGAGCGCATTCTCCCCACCATCACCATAGAATTGATTGATGATATCAAGAATTGCCCACAAGATTTCACTAACAAGGGTCCCGTCAAAATTGGAGAAATCTCCAGCAATCACTTTCTTACCCTTGCTCTGCATGCGCTCAGCAATACAATGCCAATCCATCGAATAGACATTCGTGCCAACCGCAATCTCATTGTGAATGCGGTTGTTTGCGCAATGCGAAGCAAAGCCAAGAAAGTATTTACGAAAAACCAACGT